GATGAGGCTCCCGGAGGTGTCCAGGTCGCCGGTCAAGGTTTGGGTGCCACCGGACGACACTCCACCGGCCGACCCTACCGACCAAACCGGCGTTCCTGCCGGATTGCGAACCTCTATACTGTTGGCAACGCTATCATTGTCCACGAGTACAAGCGGGGTCCCCGTGGCCTGAGCCGTGGGCGCGTACATCTGCACCCCGCCGTCACCGTCCATATACACCGTGCGGGTGCCCCGATAGTCCGAGTATAGGCCCAGGCCCCCGCCGTCTCTGATGTACGATTCGTCCCCACAGTCGATACAGATTCGTTCCCGTGGGGATCCACCCCTTGCCCCGATGTCACCCAGGTCCAAGGTCGGCTCGGGCGTGGGTGTCTCTCGACACCCTACCACGAACACAACCAGGGCAACCAAGGCCAACAGGGTCCAGGTTCTGGTTTTCGGTTTGTACACGTTTGCCTCCTTGAAGGGGTTGGGGGTTACCCAACCCCGTGAAAAAGCGCCGAAATAGCGGCGAAAAAGCGCCGCCTTTTCGTCTAGGATACCAACACGTTCCGGATGCCCGACGTGTGGGTGTTGGTCGAGCGGGTGCCGTGCGCGCCGATGGCCTCACGAAACGAGGTGACCATGATGTACGACCGGCGCCGGATGTCCCGGTCAATCTCAACCAGGACCTCGCGCATAAAGCCCAAGTACCACATCATCCGATTGTAGAACGTGGCCCCGCCCAAGGTGTTGCTTGCCGTGGTCGCGCTCAACTTGCCGTCTGCCTCGGCCAACCCGTAAGAGGCCGACACGATGATGGGATACCCACGATAGGCCGCGAGCTGGCCCGTGATGATAGGCGTGTTGGGACCAAACTTGTCCAGGCCGATGACCGTGTCCAGGTCCAACAGGCCGATGAGATAGGTTGAAATGTCGGTGATCATGACGCACTGACCAGGGGTTACCGCATACTTGCCCATCAGCCCCAGGGCCGACACAAGGTCAGAGTCTGTCAACGCGTCACCCCCGGCGTTCACCCCCTGTGACGTGTTGTCCACCAACCATTGATGCCTCAAGCCGTCCTGCCCATCGGACAGGTAGTACGAGTCGTCGGCGGGGTTGGCGTCGTCCAGGTTGATATTGCCGGTCGCGGCGTTGGTCGCGTCGGCGTTGATGGCAAACGAGTCAATGACCTCGGCCCCCGAGATGGCGAGTCTTGCCCGGAGGATGGGAGCCATTGCCATAGCGGCACTTTCATCGAGCGTATAGCTCCACATCTGTTCACTCACCAACTCGGTGCTCGTCAGGGTACTCTTTGCCGTCGCCGGATCGCTGACCGTCGTTGGTACGTTTTCCGTACCCTTGCGCCAAGAGATGTCACCCAGGCCCAAGGGAATCGGATAGGGGTCGGTTGGCATAGCGATGGGGGTCAGATTGCCCGCAACCATAGACCGAAGGTGCAGATCCTCCCATAGTTCCGTCGCCATTGTCTCGGGTACCAGTTCGTCGCCCGTGCCGGTCCCTGTGGACGTCAGAGCCTTCAAAGCGTTGTCCAACTCGGTGCTCGGGAGAGCCGCGTGTTGGTCTCCGTCCATCCGACCCTTGTTCTGTTTGACCTGCCACTGACCCGCCATAATCTGGCGGGCAATCCACAGGTCCACCGCTCGGTACCGGCTGAAGGCCTCTCGGTGTACACCGTCGCGGGCAATGTTCCTCACCATGCGGGCGTATCGGTTGTTCTTGAGCAGACCGTCAACCTCGCCGCTGTCCACCCGATAGGCCAACTGAGCGTCACCCCGTAGGGGTCGGCGGGCAATGGCCTCTTGCACTCGCGCCTCAGTATGGGCGGCGATCTGGTTCGCAAACGTTGACTTGACCGTATCCCAGTCCAGGGTCGCCCGGTCGTCCTTGTGTCCCTTCAAGGTATCGGTCAGTTCCCGCATCGCCCCTACAAGGGTCTCGGGGTCCATACCCATAAAAGGGTTTTTTGTTTCTTCACTCATCTTGTACGTCTCCTTGTGGTGTTACCTGTTGGGCGATCTCGCCCAGGGCAACGGAAAAGAACTCTGAAAAGGCCCGCCAAACTTCCACTTCCGCAGGGGTCGGGTCTGGTGCGTCTAGCTCCTCCTCGCCTCGCTCTTTGGTCGTGTTGTTCTCAAGGCCAACCCGCCGTCGCACAAGTTCACGAGCAGCGGTTATACCGCGTTTTGTGATGGTACAGACCTCAAGGCCAAGGGTCCGTTGGGTTACGTCCCCGGCCTCTGGTGCCTGGTCTAGTTGGTACACGACGTCCGACAGGTCCAAGACCTCCCAGGCCGGAGACTTGACCAACTCATCGTCAAGGACCGCCCGCCCGGTCGTGGCGTATACCGCGTCATCCCCCCATTTCTCAGACCAGAATGGAATCGGGGGTACATAGGTGCAATCCAACCCGTGTATCATAGTGCCCGCGTCCGGGTGCGGTACCTCGGTCAACTCACCCTCGTCGTCACAGGTAAGTTGTACCGCGTCCTCGGGGATCTCCCTGGTCCAAGGGTTGAAACAGGCCAAGGCGGTATGCTGCCCCGTGTTGGTCTCCACCGACAGAACCCGTACCCAGGCGAGTGCCTTTGGTTCTACAGGTTCAACAGGGGGTACCAGGTCGTCAAGGGTACGCGTTTCCCCGCCCAGGTACTTGACCGCCGTCCTCAGCGCTTCCGCGTTTGCCGGGACTGGTACAAGGGAGACCTCTAGTATCTCACTTTCCAAGTAGTCAAGACCTCCCTCGGCGTTTTCCTCGTACCTGATGGGTCGAAAACCGATCGAGAACGCGTTGACAAACTTGGTATCCCACAGAGATGCAATGATGTGCATCGGGTCGGTGTCGTTGGTTGGCTCTCTCCACTCGGGCAACAACCTCATACCCGAGTCGGTGACCTCAACCGCAGTCGCCCGGCCGATGACCGCGTAGGGGTCGTTATAGTTGTGACCCCACAGTAGAACAGGATTCTTTCTGTATGCGTCAACCTGTAGACCCGTTGACACAACCCGGTCATTCATTCGGTCCAGGGTTGGCGTCGAGACCGTAACCCATCCATCCGGGTCTCTGCCCACAACCTCAAACCGTTTGAAGACCTCGCCGATGGGTGGCTTGAACTCAGACATAGTACACTCCTTGCATACTTGCAACTAGGGTATCCTGGACCACAAAAACCTCTTCACACCGACATTGTATGTTCTCTTCCGGCCTCCTGCCGGTGCGTGGAGACAACATTGAATCCCGGCCGACCTCGAAACTTTCACCAAGGGGTATCGGGTTGGCCTGATACCTTTGGTGGGCGGCAAGGTGGGTGTCACGGATGCGCGCCGTGTTACCCTCATATATGGCGGCAAGCCACGACTTCAACAGGTCCATTCCAGACTGTACCGCTCCCTCGTGTCGCCCGAGTGACCGTGCTTTGCCCATCTCGGTCCGAGCGATCCGCTCTTTTTGCCATTGCTCCCTACGTAACCCAAACACGTCATCCGTGCGCCGTCCAAGCTCTTCTTGGGTTTTCCAGGCCGACCAACCCCCCTCGTCGGCGTCCTTGAGCAGGACCCTCAACGAGTCCTCCAACATTTCAAGGGTTGTACCGTTGATGTCGTCGGCAAACTTGAAACGCATCGTTCGGATGGCCTCTTGAACGTAGGGTTTCATCAGGTCAAAAGGTACGTCCAGGCCCAGGGCCGACAACACGTCAACCCCTGCGGTTCTGGCCATGTCCGTGTAGAACGGCTCGTATGCGGTGGCAAAGTAGGCAACCCAGGTATCAAGGATGAACAACCCGCCCATGTCGATGGGTATCCTTGGTTCTTTGCCGTCCTTTTTGTCCAGTGCGGCTATCGCCTCAAGAACCTGGTCCCTTTGTTTTACCCAGTCCTCGTCAAGCCGTGCCCCCATTCGGCGCTCGTATGGTAGTGATAGATTCTGGATTTGACGGAGTACCGCTTTGTGACGTGCGGTCCCATAGTCTGGAACCGAGGCCCGCAGGATACCCAGTTTGCCCGGTCTCCCTGACCTTTGTTCGTCCTGGTCGTCGTTGTCGTCGTCGCCCTGGTCGTCGTCATCCTCTTGGTCGGTGTCGTCCGGTTCCTCATCCTCGGCGGGTCTGAGTTGTGGGGGTATGGGTTGTGAACTAGGTGCCAACCTTTCGGCGGCTGC